ATGGGTCTATTGATAGAACTTTGCTCGTTGCTGTTACTGCCGAACCAACTGGCAATCTTGCTGAGTTGGCGGTAGAAAATGCAAACCGGAAAGATAAAGGATTGCCTCCTCTTTCAATTGCAGAGTATAGAGAGTTGATAGCTAAAGCCGGAAGGACTCAAGCTCCTCAACGCGAAAGGTTTGTTTATGATCCAGAAAGAGGAGGAAGGGTTAATTTAGATACAGGTGAATTTTTGCCAATAACGCAAAGCGGGATGCCGATTGGAGCAAAAGATAAACCATTGACAGAAGTTCAAGGAAAATCGACAGGGTTTGCAACTAGGGCAGACGAAGCAGATAAAATTATCGGGTCTGTAGGTGAAAGCGGGAAAATCCAACCTAGCCTACTAAAATCTGCTGCTGGAGCAGTGCCGGTTATTGGCGGCGGTCTTGAAACAATTACTAATTTTGCGGCATCATCTGCACAACAACAAGTTGAACAAGCACAACGCAATTTTGTCAACGCAATCTTACGTCAAGAGTCTGGTGCAGCCATTGGTAAAGATGAATTTTCAAATGCTCAGAAACAATATTTCCCCCAAGTGGGCGATTCACCAGAAGTTATTAAACAGAAATCAGCAAACAGACAAACCGCAATCAATGCACTAAAAGTGCAGGCTGGTTCAGGTATTAAAAGAATGCCACAAGAAACAAAAACAACCACGATTGCAGAAATTACAGACGTTGCAAATAGAACAGGAAAAACCGTTCAACAAGTAACACAAGATGCGGTTGCGAAAGGATATAAGGTGAATCAATAATGGCTCTCGCTGATGAACTTTATGGCAATCAATCAAGCGGTTTGGAGCAGGATTTATATGGGTCAAAAAAACCTAAAGAATCCGAATCCATGCAAGCCGGTAGGAAGGCCGATATTTCTATTGGCGGGTTCCCTATTGGGTCAAGCGTACAAGGCGCAATAAACGCATTGCAAGGCCCGACATTTGGGTTCTTAGATGAACTTGCCGGTGCTGTTGCTTCGCCATTTGGTAAGTACACAGAGGTGCGAGATTACGTCCGTGGAGCAACGGAAGGATTTCGCCAAGATTATCCAATAACGGCAGCAGCAACCAGCGCAATGACTGCTGCTCCTACATTGATGCTCGGAGGCGGTGGTGCTTCTGCTGCGCCAGTTGTTGCCGGTATGTTGCCCAGAGCATTACAAGCGGCTCGTGTTGGAGGCATTCAAGGAGCAATAAGCGGAGCGGGAGAATCTAAAGCTAAAGACATCACTGGGCTTGCGGTTGATATTGCTAAAGGTGGTTCTGCTGGTGCTGCTCTTGGTGGCGTTGGTCAAGGAATAATAGGCGGCGGTGGTGCGGTGGTCAGTAATGTTGCACAAAGATATTCGCCACAACTAGCCCAGAATGCCGCTACTGCAAAACTTGCAGAAGCATTAATCCGAGGAGTCCCTGAAGGTTCTGTATTTACGCAACCTGGGGCAAAGAGTACACCGGCAGGCAGAGCGTCTGCTCGTATTCAAAGGTTCGGACCTGAAGCCACTATTGCAGACGTTTCTGGGCAAGCCCCGAAAGAATTGCTGGATGTTTTGGCAACGCTGCCAGGGAAAACAAGCGATGCCGTATCTCGATTAAGTCGGTCTCGACAAGTGGGGCGTGGTGGTCGAATTATGAGTGCTGCCGATGATTCATTGGGTACGCAAGGGCAAGGATATACGGCAACGTTGGACGTTTTGGAAAAAACCCAAAAAGCCGCACAAGCACCATTCAGGGCGCAATTGGAAGGGTTGTCTGTTCGTGCCGATGACGAACTAATGAATATTCTTAACCGTGAACCTGCGGCATTTAAAGCCGCTTCTGATTTGGCTAGGCGTGAAGGGAATACTCCTATTAATTTTGCGAATCTAAAAGCAGGGGATGACATTCCTTTTGACGCTTTGGATACTGTGAAAAAAGCCTTATGGACTATTGCAGAAAAGGAAAAAGTAAACTTCGCTCCAACGGCAGAAAGCAGGGCAGTAAATGGGATTCGCGTTGACCTGACCAACAAAATGGACAGGCTTTCCCCTAAAGACGCTTCAGGATCAATTTACAAACAGGCAAGAGATGCGTTTGCTGGTCCAGCAGAACTTAGGTCTGCTGTAGAGGCTGGTCGAACGGCGATGAAGGTTGATTCCTTGAAGATTGCAGAATTAACCAAGGGAATGACCGACAGCGAACTTGAGGCTTTCCGCGTTGGTGCTTTGCAATCTTTGCGAGACAAAGTTGGCACAGAGGCAGGCCAAACCTCATTGTTAAAATTTTGGAAAGAAGACAAAACAAAAAATCAACTAAAAGAAATTTTTGGAAAAGATTACAGAAAATTTTCAGCAGAAGTATTAAAAGAAGGCGAATTAAAAGCCCTTGAAGCTACTGGTCGCGGATCACAATCAATAAGGCGCGCATATGCTGCTGGGGATCTTGACAATCAAGCATTGCTAGACGCAGCAGAAGCAGCCAAAAGCGGGTTGGCTGGTAACTTAGTGGAAGCCGTAAAATCTGTTGGCAAAGTAGGAAGCAGAATTGCAATGCCAGAAACAACTAGGAATGAGCTTGCTAGATTGTTGATGAGCAGAGGAACGGAAGCACAAAGAAATCTGCAAAACGTTGACCAATTAATCAAAGCATTAAACGCGAGTGCTGCAACAAGGTCTGCTTTGACAGGTGGAGTATCTGGGCAAATCGTTAATAAATTAGGAAACCAACCATGAGCTTCAACGGCAGCGGAACATTCTTAATCAACTCGTCTGGGCAACCAGTCGTAACAAATACGGTCATCAGTTCAACCGCGTTTAACGCTCTAACGGCTGATCTCGGCACGGGTCTATCCACCACGATTACCAAGGACGGGCAAACAACCGCTACGGCAAAGATACCGTTTGCACAAGGATTGAGTGCTGCTGCTGCGTCTAACTTTGCGGCGGGGACGGTTGCTGCTCCGGGGCTTTATCTAGCAACGGATACGGGTACTGGTTTATATCGGATTGCGGCAAATAACTACGGGGTTGCGGTAAGCGGCGCAAAGGTGCTGGATATTTCATCCACTGGACTTAGCGTTACCGGAGCACTGTCGGTTGGTGCGTCTTCTGTTGCGTTGGTTACTTATACCAGACAAGTGTTTCTGTCTGGATCTGCAGCAACTTACACAACCCCCGCAGGTTGCAAGCGTATTGTTGTGCGTGCTAAAGGCGGTGGTGGTGGTGGTTCTGGTTCTGCTGATGGTACTGCAAACGCTACAAGCGGCGGTGCTGGTGGAGACTCAATATTCAATTCCATCAACGCGAAAGGAGGTTCTGGCGGCGCACACGGAACAATGAGTAGTGGTTCTGGCGGCGTTGGCGGTCTTGGCGGAACAGGCGGTACTGGGACGGCAAGCGTTCGCATTGCGGGGCAGTCTGGTTTTTACCCCATTGCGATGTATGTATCTGCGACCAATGCAGAATACTGGGGCGGCAATGGAGGTGGTCAAGGAGGAGCAAGAGTACCTGCTGGAACCGCAACGGGTGGCGTAGCAATTGCAAACTCAGGTGGCGGTGGCAGTGGGGCTATTGGCCCTGCTGCTTCGTTTGCTACCATTTATACCTACGATGCCCCCGGCGGTGGCGGTGAAGGCGAATATATAGAAATCATTATTTCCTCACCGGCTGCAACATATACCTACACGGTAGGTGCGGCTGGTGCGGCGGGTGCGGCAGGTACTAACGGTTTTGCGGGCGGTGCTGGCGGTTCTGGTTACATCATCGTTGATGAATATTATTGAGATGGAAACCCAATCGCTAATCAATGCGGGAATTGCACTGGCCGGATTCATGGGCGGTTGGATTCTGAATAGGATTATGAAATCTCTGGATAAGTTGGACGATGACGTAAAGCAAATGCCTGACAAGTACATTCGCAAGGACGATTACCACCGTGACATTGGTGAAATCAAGGCGATGCTGAAAGGCATCTACGACAAGTTGGACAACAAGGCTGACAAATAATGTTCCCCCTTGGCGCGATACTGGACATAGGCAGCAAGCTGGTAGACAAGTTCTTTCCCGATCCCGCTCAGGCTGAACAGGCAAAGCTAAAACTGTTGGAGATGCAACAGAACGGAGAACTTGCCCAACTTAACGCTGAAGTTGCAGAGCAGCACGAACTGACCGATAGGTTAAAAGCGGATATGGGTAGTGATTCTTGGCTATCCAAAAACATTCGCCCTATGACGTTAATTGCTATTTTGTCTGGGTATTTTGTATTTGCTGGGTTGTCGGCGGCAAAGGTTGAAGTTAATTCAGAGTATGTCCAATTGCTAGGACAGTGGGGTATGTTGATAATGAGTTTTTACTTTGGCGGCAGAACGCTAGAGAAAATTATAGGTATGAAGAAAAAAGGAGATTGACATGGGCTGGCTCAGAAAACGTTTTGGTGAACCGAGTACGATGGCCGGAATGGGCGTGATTTTCATGGTTGCTTCGACCTTCGCGCCCCCGCAATATCAACTGCTTGTACAAGGGTTGGCTGCTGCGCTTGGTGTTGGCGGTGCAGTCAGGGCTGATCCGGGTAACAAGTGAAAGAGAGAACGCTATTCTTCGTTGTCTTGATGGTTAGCGTTACGCTCTGCCTGATCTTGTTGTCGATGGTGGTGGTGATGTGCGTTGGGTTGTTTGACCCAGTTGTCGATAACTCCGATATATTTAAACTAATCGCCCCAGCTTTCCAGACAATTGTGGGTGGATTTATTGGTTTATTGGCCGGAATTCAAGTAGGTCAAAATGAACCTTAGCCAACATTTCACACTTGCGGAACTAACGCACACCAACCACCGTACTCTGGATAACAACCCGGATGCGGTGGCTTTAGCCAATTTAAACAGGCTGGCGTTGTTTCTGGAGGAGGTAAAAAAGGTGCTAGGTGGTAGGCCCATCATGATCAACTCGGCGTATCGTTCCAAAGCGGTAAATGATGCCGTAGGGTCTAAGGATACTAGCCAGCACAGGCTTGGCTGCGCGGCTGACATACGAGTGCCAGGGATGACCCCCGATGCGGTTGTGAGGGAGGTCATGGCCTCTGGGTTGGCTTACGACCAGATCATCAGGGAATTCGATGCCTGGACACATATCAGCATCCCCAACACGCCGGAAACCAAACCCCGTAAAATGGCGTTGATTATTGATAAAGCCGGAACCAGACCTTTTTAACCCGTTGCCACGGTGCTTTTGCCCAGTTCCCCTGCTGGGCTTTTTTTTGCTTCCAAAACTTGCAGATTATTTAACAGTCTTCCAATCATGTTTTCTATCCAAAGCCCTTAAATCAACGTACCGCGTAGCCTTTACCCGATTCGTTTCTTGCTTAAATTCTTGCCGTATTGTTTTTGCTGGTTTTGATTTTCTATCGGCAAGAAATGTCGGTAGCGCGGCGATCTTCGGGCCTTTCAGTGACCACATCAAATCATTTGTTTTTTGGTAGTACGTTGCCAAATATCGTGAGCAAGTAATATTACCCCCCGCTGGTGGCACTTTAATTTTCTCCAAAAACTCACTAATTTTATTGAAGTCGGTGTCATTAATTGGGTAAGTAAATTTTTCCCCCTCGTCCAGAAGCACCATCATCGCGCAATGCCACACTAAAACGTCAGGCCAACCTAAAAGAATGTTTGCCTTGAATTGCGTGTAGGGTTTCATGTTTAAATTTCCTATCTCTCTACAGAATAAGTTTTGCTCGGCGTTTGCCATTCCTTATTCGGTGCTGGCGTGATCCATGACGGGTCTTGCCAGACGAGTCGGTTGTTCGGATAGCCAATCCACTGCCCCGTTTCCAGAGCGATGATGTGGTGGTTTTTGTGCTGATCTGGGATTTCAGACCAGCCGGTCTTGATCCAATCGACGGTGAAAAGATAATTACCCTTGCGTATCACGCCATCTCTGCCAAGCGCAGTAACGGCATGGTTTTTCAGGAATGGCAAGGCAACCACGGTGAAATTGTACCCGTAGCTGTCCCACCAACTAGTCTGTTCGACGGGCAGAGCTACGCAGGGTTTGCTGCATATCATGTGAATCGGGACTCTTGCCCATTGCGCTCCAGAGTCAAGCATAATCTGGAACATAGGCACACGCGCTGGCTCGGCGCGATACGCAAAAACAACCGCAGGCGTGAACTCTCCATGTCCCTTGCGCTCGTCAAACAGAAACTCATTCCGAATGAATATCTTTGTGTACGGTGTTTCTCCGAGTGCAAACATCACAGACTCCTTGCAATGGCCGCATACGTCATAGCGGCGTAAACTGTTTCGGATGCCATCTTACGGATAGAGTCTTTGTCCTGTGGCCGCATTGCGCCGTTGGCTTGCGCCCAGGATGCAACTTTGTGGAAACTATCTGGGAACGCCCGGACTGCTTCTTTCTGCGCGATCTTGGGATCAACATCTTCCTTGATGACGATCTTCAGGTTGGCTGCGGTGTTCCAGCAATCTGATCTGGCGCACAATTGCTCGGTCTTTTTTCCGCATTGTCTGCAACTCATTTTTTCACCTCGCTCAACTTCACTACAACGTGGGAACCATTCTCCAACCTGACGCAGTACATCCCATTGAAGGTCAGGTGCGCCGCGTTGTAGCCCAGCTTAGTGCATTCAGCACCTGTCACTACAGCCCATGCGCCGAACCCCATCGCTACTGCTGCAAATACAACCATGCCAGCCAGTATCAGCTCGTCTACCCAGTTCATTCCACACCTCCACGGTCAGGATTTAACTTCATCAACTGCTCAGACGCACCCGCTTGATCCTTCCAGACATTTCCTAATTCAAGCGTAGAAGATGACCGGCATTGCCCATCCGAGTTGTAAAAAGTGCCTGTGATTGCATCCATGTAAATGTTTTCACTTTTGACCATGACCCGTCCAAATGAGGTCATGTGCAAATCATGGTTTGCAATCCACGCTTTTTTCTCTGAAAGTTTTTTATTGCTGGTAAAGCATTCCATTGACGCGGCGCATGATCTAGATTCGTCAAGAACGATTCCTGCAAACTTAGGCCGGTCATCTACCCGTACAAATGGTCTAGTCATTTCTTCCCCCGTTTTAGTCTCGTCGGCTCGTCATCACCGCGCAACCACTCATTAATGCAAGTGAGTAGTTCTCGTTCTATCTCCTCCGGCTCCGCACGTTTCATTCGTTTTGCAAACGTGATTGTGTTGGACATACCAATCATGTTGCGTAACTCCCACAACATCATTTTTGTTTTCATTTCTGTTTCCCCCATTGCATAGTTGGTTTAGGTTCCGGTACGCAAGGCACTGTGACTGCGGGTATCTCCATCCATCTCGCCCATGTGTAATCAATGACTGGTCTGCCGCCCACGCCGATCAAAAAGAATAATCCACCGCAAAAAACGTAAGACATGATCAGATGTCTCAAGGAGTGTGGATGCTCTTCGATGATGATGTGCGGGTTCATGTCTGCCCCCTGATTGCTGCTGCACCGTTGACTAGTGCGTTAAATGCGCTATCTGCTCTTGACGAATCGAATTGCTCGGTTAGTTCTGATATTTGACCGCTCATTATTTCCATGAGTCGCGCATCCTCTTCCCGTTGCTCGGCACAGGCTTGGAGGATGATCTCCTTGATAGCTTCCGCTGCTCCACGGGTCAGGGCGTAATCAGCGCGAATCCTCGACGCTATTTCTTCCGCTCGGTCAGGTGTCATCTCGTCCTCCCATTGCTGCTATGGCTTGTTCTTTGGCGGCAGGGCATACACAAAACCCGTCTGCCCCCATGTCATCCAGCATTTGAGACAGGGCTTCTTCCAACGCAGCAGCGCGGGCCTCGGCTTTCTCGGCGCGAACAGACCGCGAATCCGCAATCCTCTCAGCCTCTAACCGTTGATCTTCCTGCGCGGCGAGTGCCGCTTGAAGCGCGTTTTCTAAACGGATTTGTTTCTCCATTTCCGTTTTCAGCAGTTCTGCGGTATTAATCATTTGTTCCCCCATCCGTTGGTCTTTCGCCATTTCAATCTCCTCCTCGCGCCGGTTGTACTCGCGCTCACATTCTGGAAATGCGTTGCGGCTCATTTCACATTCCCCCACCGTATTGGACCGCCTTCAAGAATCCACAAGTTTTTGCTCCGACTCCGCATCCACTTGATTGCTCGTACCCACTTTGCGGCGTTCCTGCGATTGCTATGAAGTCTTCTTGCGTATCGTGTCAGGCTCATGATTCCTCCAGGTATCCCCGCCAACCTTTGCACATTGCTCCCCAGCGAAGGCATCAAAGGCGGCGAGGATTCTTCAAATCAGAAGGGGACTTCTTCGTCATCCTGCGGTTTTGATTCTTGCGTTTTTGGTTTGAAAGTGGAGACTGCTGCGTACCATTTACCGCCTTTGCTTTCTTTTACATCAATGTTTACCCATTCCTCACCGTTTTTATGTTTCTCACGCAGCCACATGCCAAGCTCCTCGACCTTGATGCTGATCGACGCCTTCACAAAGTCGGGAGCTTTTTCGCTCGGTGCTTTGATGATTAGACCGTTTACAAATTCAATATCTGCCATGATTATTTTGCTTTCTTAAGTTGAGATAACATCTTGTCCACGCCATCAAGGAAATTGATGACTGCGGTTTCTAATTCCAAAATACGTGCCGGATCACGCTTAAAACGAACAATGAACAGTTGCAAATGCTCCGGCAAATCAGGCCGGAAGCTCACGAAATCGCACCAGTCCCGACCCGTGCAAGCCATCTGCCACATCATCTGGTTTTTGTACACAGCCGGAACAACATCCGCAATCAGGTAAGCAAGGTGAGTGGCAACTTTCGGGCATTTAATCTCGACCAGCCCATCCTTGCCCACCAGACCGTCAGGAGAAGCCCCAGAACGCTCAATCTTGAGGTGCTGGCAGAACCCTACCTCGTCCACAGCAACCCCCGTCTCAGCCTCATATGCCGATCGTGCCAGAGGTTCGGTATCCGTGCCGAATTGCATAGCCGCGCTAGTGAAATCAGACCCTTGAGGCTTGCCGGTAAGAATCTCCGCGACAAGCTGCGCCTGATAGTCCCGAAAACCAGCCGTTTCCGGCTTCATCAGGACGTTTGAGATCATGCTGGCAGTCACTTTGCCAGCCCTTTCCGCGAGCCATTCCGGTGTGCCTTGGATGCTCATTGGCTACCTTCCAGAAATGCCTCGGTGCGCTGCAACGTCTCTTTGCGCTTGTTCTTGGCGGTGGTCAGGGTTGCCATTGCTGCCGTGTCCTGCGTAGTTTGTGCGCCTTTGTAAGCGGTCTTGAATACGGCTTGCAGGTCTTCCAGCGTTGGGGCGGCAGCCAGGGCCAGCAAGTGCTTTGTGTAGTCATCTTTAGGCTTGGCTGCGCTGGCTGCGTTGCCATCGTCGTCTTCCGGTGCCACGCCTACAGCAGCTGACAGTGAGTACCTGCGAGCGTAAGTCAACGCCGATCCGTAGCCTTGTGCGTCTGCCTTGCTAACCGGCAATGACAAAACTCCGCAGGAAATCCATTCGCCGGATGCGTGGAGCAGGGTTGTCTCGACCCTTACCTCGTCCTTGTCGCTCGGCTCTAGCGTCTGGATGTAGCTCAGACCGTTGGCAGAAAACGCTGCGCGGATTGCCTCGACTACGCTGGCAAGGTCTGCGTATTTGCTTTTGAAAAAAGGGTTTGCGCTGTCCTTAACCGCGCCTTTCATCTGCCCTTGCGCTTTGGCTAGTGCTGCCGCGAGTGCTGCGATGCTGTCTGATTTATTCATTATTCCCCCAGATAAGTATTGAGAAACAAACCGCCGCGCCAATGGCGCAAGCGTAACTGCAAATCTCGCTAATGCTCATTCGTCCTCCGCTGCGTACTCTGCTGCTAGGTCTTCAACGATGTCGGAGCCGGTCAGGTGCTTGATCAGCACTTCCTCAACCAGTTTGCGCTCGCGTTCAATACGCGTTTCAAATGCGCGGGTATTGCTGCTCATGGCGGCAACGTACATCTCCATTGCGTAAGACGGATCGCGTTTTTCAAACAGGAAGTCATACAGGTCAAATTGGCGGCGACCCTGCGCGGGATACCCGCCATGGTCGAGGATGCACTCGACTACGTTCTCAAGCGCAAGCTCCAAGTGCCGCGCAGCAGGTTCTACCGCGTCTACCCAATCCTCGTCCCCGTGTGCTTCGTTTTGGCTCATGCTGCCACCTTTGCAAGAAAAGAGGCTGCGCGTTGGTCAAGCTGCGCGGCTGTGTAGTTGTTGACGTTGCGTCCGGTGCGCTTGGCTTGGTTTGCCATGCTTTGCAATTGGAGGGCGTTTTTGCGGTACAGATTTTGAGCTTGTTCTACCGTGCATCCGAACCGCTGTGCTACTTGGGCTGCATTCATTTCGTTCCCCTGTTGTTTTGCTGCGATGACCCATAGTAATGCAAGAATTCTTGTCATGTCAACTCTTTTTGACAAATACTTTTAATGGGTATATTGTGGTCGCATGAAAACACTTGACGCGGTGCAACACTTTGGGAGTCGGCAGGCAGTTGCCGATACTTTGGGTATCAGCAGACAGGCCGTTTATGCTTGGGGAACTTACGTTGCCAGAGGTGCGGCGTATAGGCTGCAAGTGATGACCGGCGGCAAGCTGGTGGTGGATGAATCGAAGTACAAAAAAAGAAAGGCGGCAAAGTGAATGAGCTGGCTCTTTTCGCGGGTGCTGGTGGAGGAATACTTGGGGGAAGTCTTCTCGGATGGAAAACCGTCTGCGCCGTTGAGTGGGAACCTTATCCCGCAAGCGTACTGTGCGCCAGACAAAATGACGGGATTTTCCCGCCTTTTCCTATTTGGGATGACGTTCAAACATTTGACGGAAAACCGTGGGCAGGAATTGTTGACGTTGTATCTGGCGGGTTCCCATGCCAAGACATCAGTTCTGCGGGGGGGGGGGCTGGAATCACCGGCAGCAAATCAAAAATGTGGACACACATGGCACGGATTATTGGGGAAGTACGACCCCAGTACGCATTCATTGAAAACAGCCCAATGCTCACTATTCGAGGACTTGAAACTGTTCTCTGTGACCTTGCCAAGATGGGGTTCAATGCAAACTGGGGAGTTATATCAGCGGCAGACGTTGGTGCGCCCCACCTCAGAGAGAGAATCTGGATTGTGGCCCACAGTAACAGCAACGGCAAATCAGTTAGCCCCATCAATGCAAAGCAGGTATGCAAACCCTATATGGCCCACGCCTACGGCGCACAATGCCAAGGAAACCAATGCTCCGAGCGAGGCATTGAGAAACGAACCGACATTAGCAAGCCGAGTTGGTGGGCATCTGAACCCGACGTGGGTCGAGTGGCTAATGGGGTGGCCTTGCGGGTGGACAGACTTAAAGCCATTGGAAACGGACAAGTTCCAGCAGTGGCAGCAACAGCATTTAGGATGTTGAAATGACCTGCCAGGATTGCGACCTGCTCCAACTCTTGCCCGTCACGCTGCACACCGGCAAATCCGTCTGCCGAAACTGCCCACTCTGGCGGCAGGAGTGCGAGGCACGGGAAGTCTTGCGTATGTCTCGATCCGCGCAAGATTCATATTTGCAGCAGGTTGAAGCAAGGCGTGGCAAATTGGGATTGCGGGAATTGCAGGGCGAAATGATTAACTTGCAAAGCCCAAAGAAGTAGCGCATAGTGAATTGCGCTGTGAGAAGCGCATAGAGTGTCGGGTAACAGTCTCTTTCGGGCTGGTCTATCTGACCGTTTCTAACCCGTCAAGGGTGCCGACCTCCGGAATCTCTCACCGGATAGGCCAGCACCGAAGGAGATTGTTTTGTGCGGCAACTATCAGCAATATGAACAACTCAAGCGAGAATGGGTTGATTCACACCCAGACGCAACCCCAGAAGAATACGAGCAGGCCATGCTTGCCCTCGCAGCACAGGAGGGTATCTAAATGGCCGGTGACTGGATGAAAATGGAACTGACCCTGCCTGATAAGCCGGAAGTCCATTACATTGCCAATGCCCTGAATATTGACCCGGACGCGGTGATTGGGAAACTGCTAAGAGTCTGGGCATGGTTCGATATGCATACCGAAAATGGTAACGCTCTCGGCGTTACGTTTGCGTTAGTAGACCGTCTCACTTGCGTCTCTGGGTTTGGTGAGGCGATGCAGTTTGCAGGGTGGCTTGAGCAGCGAGACAATCAATTGTGCATGGTGAACTTTGACCGTCACACATCAGAATCCGCTAAGAAACGGGCACTTACAGCAAAAAGACAGTCCAAATTCCGTAACGCACCAGTAACGCAAC